TTTACATATCTCTTGTGCGTTCGTTTCGATAGATTTACCATGATTGTCAATTTATACAATTCTAAAGTTCAAGCGCATGTTGCTTTGAACGATTTGGTGAATCGTGCAACTGATGAAGGTGTGGGGGCCCAGACCCGCATCCAGAAGGCGAAGCCCTCGAATCTTCATGATACGGCGGCTCAGGTTCGAAATGGAATGGAATTTCTCACGCTGGAGAAGTTCCGGGAGTTTGGAGTGAAAACAGTGGTTGACGTAGGTTCCAATATAGTGAGGATGCTTAAGTTTAAGCAAAGGCACCCTGAGATGGAAGTTATCTGCATCAGACCAATCCTGTCCCGATTTGATGAAGAAAGGTTCAGGAATGCTTGTTATTATGCCCCGTCCATGGGCTACCGTCTGGAAAAGAAGAAGGATGGTAAGTTTTTCAAGTTTGTCCATAAGGATGGAAAAGCCGTTTACGGCTACCACGGTAAGTTCGAGAATTTTCTCACTGACCGCAAGACCAAGGAGAATGCTCTCCCATATCCTAGAGGTTACTTGATGACTGATGTTAGTTACTATATCCCAACTTTTGAGAAGATAGCTGGGGAGATCGTTGATGCTGGAGATTTCGTGAGCACTGCCGAACATGAGTTTGAAGGGCAGCCGGAAGACCAGTGGATACAATCCAGCTTTGGTGAGTGCAAGTTTCGGCTGCACTGCGGGGAAGTTACTATGCAAGTGGAAGATAAGCCAAGGAAGCGCGATAAGGCCCCTGTGAGGGGTCAGGAAGTATATCGCCATTCACTGCCATACTCGGTTGGCAAGCTGTGCCAAAAGCTCCAGGATTGTTTGATCGTGGAAAGGAAAGTTAGGTTGGAAAACCATGATTATCGATCATTGATGTTTGGAGCTAAGGGGGGAGTAGTCAAAGGTGATATCCCAACAGCAACCGGCAAAATCTCGCCGGGTAATGGAATGGGGACCGTTGTGGCGGCCAATTCCGGAGTACCTGTTCCGGGAAGTGTAGCAGGTGGTGCCCCAAGTCCAGTGGCACTAGGAAATGTTGGCCCGCCCGCAATGGTTGTGCCGGTGGTGGTTGGTCCCCAGAAAAAGACCAAGGGCGTACGGAATAAGCGTCCTGTTCAGGCCGAGTCGAAGTTAGCGGATTCAACTTATTTGGACCGCCTTACCTCAAATGGAGCTACATCGAGTGTCAAAGTGGGAGTGTCAGAAGCACTTACTGCGATACTTAGAAGGATTCATCCTATGCCTGGTGATTTTGAAGAAAATCTCCAGAGATGTGCAGCTGATTACACCAGGAAAGTTGGTGCAATGGTAAAGGTGGTCAATCCAACAGTGTTGGACCAAACCGAGCGAGTTTTGAGAAACCAGCGTATTGAGATAGAGGCTCAATTGCTCGCTAAGGATGGTATTTGGACAGCTTATGGGCTGCAAGTTGAGGCGCGCTGGCGTAGATGGAAAGACGAGATCTCTTGGTATTTGACTAAGATGAGGGATCCGTTGACTGAATTGGGTATTGAGGCTGTCTCTGCAGTAGCCTTAGTGCTCGGGAACCGTGTGGCGGCGATGGGGTGGAGGACCCTTTTCGCCACTCTGGCCCGCGTGGGCGGAGAAACGTCCCTGAAAGTGTTCGGAGCAAAGATCGCAATGCTCTCGATAGCCCAGGGGACCATGCTGAGTTTAGTGCCTGTACTGTTTGTAGCGACATACAGAACACTGAAGAGAATGTGGAAGATTTTGATAGTAGAGAAAGATAGTGTGTCCAGTTTAGAGGCAGCTGAGGTCGAAGGATGCAAGGCCTGCGGTAGAGTGGATTTGACCGCGGGCATGAGGAATGACCACTTTGTATTGGATGTGACGAAACCCGCACAGATATTGCGGGTAGGAGACAAACTAGCAGTTAAGGATTTGGATGTGATTATTAAGGAAGCTTTGCAAGATCTTGTTCTGGAGGAGCAAGTGTGTAAGAAACAAGCAGCCTTGAATTGCACCATTAGAGGACAGTCGGTGAGCGCCACTAAGTGGCATGCGGCAGCCAAAGAGTCGAATAATGAGGTTGGAAGGGATGGCACTACGAAAGTGACGCAAGTGTTACCTGTTCCGATAGTAGATAAATGGCCGCTGCATGTGCCCAGTTGTTATAAGGGCACGTACGCAGAAACTTTGGAAGGAGTCATTCAGAGACAACTAGTCGATAATGGTATAGACATTAAGATCGGAGAGTTGGCTGAGTTTCACCAATTTGCGTTGAGAGTGTGTGTGAAAGAAGGCATATACATGCCCACGAGGAAAGGTTATGAATTTTTGCCACCGCTCAGAGCTGAAGAGACTAGCATAGAAGAATTTCTTGCCGGATTCAAAGGCGCTGAAAAGGATAGCATGGCTGAGAATTTGCAAAACCCTAAAACCCCGAAGAAATACACCACTGTATCCGCATTTCCAAAAACGAGAGAACTGACGAGCCCCACTGAGTTGGGAGAACTGCCGAAGGTTTGTAGATTGATATCCAACGTTAGCACGGCAGATAAGGCGCTGATAGCCTGTGCAACACATGGATTAAACAAAGTGATTATGCGGGACTGGGGAAACATTTGGATTAACGGAAGAAGCAAGAAAGAAGAAGAAGCTTTGATGAGTGATCTGATGAATGTTTATGAGAGTTTAGGAGACAAAACAGAACAAGGGGATGGGGATTGCAGCAAGTGTGATGCATCCCAGAAATACGGTTTGAGAGCCGTGCCCCTAGATGTCTATGAGAAACTCTACCCGCATTTGAAAGCGCAATTCCGTAGCCTACGAGTGACAAAAGCCTGGTTCGCGGGAAGCAGAGACGAGCAAAAGAGAATGGAAGAGATGACATTCAATTACGCAGTTCTCGGAACCATGGCATCAGGAAGTATGGACACAACTATATCGAACACACTTCTGGTAACTCTGATTACAATGTTTGCTGGTTGGAAGGCAAACAAAAGAAAAGAGCGAATGATGAAAGGCACATCTGTTGTAGAGATAAATCTCACCCCCATTGTTAAAGGGGATGATATGTGCTATTTTTCAGAGGAGCCAGTCGCAGAAACAATAAATGAGACTTTTGAGAATTTGGGAATGAAGATGGATGTGAAGAAGATGGATTTAGAAGGACAGGACAGATTCGATGTTGAGTTCTGTTCCGGCAAGTACGTGTATTACAGAAATTATGAAGGAGAATATACTTGCAAGTTCATAAGATTGATTGGTAGACAAATATATCGGGTTGGCTGGTACCCAGCGCCCGTTGTGGGCAGAGGCATGAGACGTTTGGGGTTAGCGAAAGCGATTTCAGCTTGTTTTGAAGCTGATGGAGTACCCATTGTCTCAAGTTATGCCCGCTTAATGCTTAAGATGGCAGCAAGTGCTATGAGCGACCGTTGTTTGAAAGAGATTTCGAATTGGCATGTCCAAGGAATGGGATTTGATAAACAGATCAGGAAGAAATTCGTGCAGCAAGGTGTGCTGCTTGACGAGTTGCCTGGTATCGTAGACGCCTTTTTGAAGGGCAGCAAACAAAGATTCTATTCCGCCATACCGAACACGTTGCGTGAAGCATTTGCATACAGTTACCAAATAGAGATGAACGACCAGAAATCCGTTGAGAATTGGCTAGATGGGTACGATGTCACCAAGAAAGAAGTGATTGTGCCGAGTTACTATCAGCCATTATTTGAGACCATACTTACCTATTTTTGAGAGTTTCTGAGCGCCCAGGATTACAAACGATTAACCATGCCGACAACCAATTGCTATACCCACCCAAACCTACTAACCAC